CTATAATGTTGGGATTAAAGGAACTCCTGAAAGAAGACAAAATCCGCATCTTTAATCCGGATAAACTACTGAGCAATTTGGGATGAGGCGCAAAGAATTTATCAGAAAAGCAATTTTGGGGGTGGGAGTTGTTGCCCTTTTCCCGGTAGCAGCCAGTTCCTGGCTCACCCCCCTTTATTTTTATTTTAACGTGAGGAGCGTAGACTACAACAACGAGGTTGCGATTACATTTCTCAGAGGTAACAAACAGGGCGACTTCTACCTACGGGCAATGGATATTGAGCCTTGGAATGTGACGGAGCAAGAACTTGATCGAAGATTGATAGATTTCAGAATGATGGGAAGAAACTGTCTCCCAGTCCATAAGTTCCCTGTGGAGAAGTATTTTGAGAACAAAATTAGGCAAAACGAGTACCGGATTAAAAAGTACTTGACTGAAAATTTTTAATGAACGTAGGCCGTATTATCAAGTTTCTACAAGAATTGATGAGCACACGATTCACCGGCTGGGTAAAGATTCACTTCAACATGGGAGTAATGAGCGCCGGAGTTGATAAGATGGAAAAGGAGAAACTGAGGTAGACTAGACTAAATAAAGCCTCTGTCACAGGACACGCCCCTTCGCTGGATTAGACCAGAGAAGGGGTTTTTTTATGAAAAAAGAAGTATACATAGGATTCAAGGACGCTGATGGGAATCAGACTGACCCTCTGCCAAAGCAGAAGGATGGTATTTTGGCGTTCAAGCTCAATAAGCACACCATAACGGCAGGAAGTCTCGGTTGGGGGAAGACTGACTGGTTGGTGGCTATTGGGGCCGCAGAAGCGTTGAAATACCCCAAAAACGAAATCTTGATAGGCCGAAAGCACTTGGGTTCGTTCAACCGCTCTACGAGAACCAGTTTTGATAATATGATCCCCTCTGAGTTGATTAAACGGGAGAATAAGCAACTTGGAGTGATAGAGTTGTACAACGGCACCAAATTTCATTATGTCCCTCTGGACGGTAGCAAAGAGGCGATGAAAAAGATTCAGGGTATGAACCTGGGACTGGCTCTGATTGACCAGATTGAGGAAATCTCAGAAGAGGTGTTTTTGACTATCGTAGGTAGGCTGAGACGCCAGAACGCCTCCAGGAAAACCGCCTCTACCTGTAACCCCGCCGGACACGATTGGATTTGGAAGCGGTGGGTGCAGAACAAACGGAAAAACCACGGTCTAGTAGAGGGCTCGATTTGGAGAGAGGGCACACCACCGCCAGAATGTCAGAGAGATGTGACTTTCGCCACCTGTGACAATCCCTATCTGCCTTGGGACTATATCAAGGGACTTTTAACTGACTACCCCGATAGGTGGGTTCAAAGGTTTATCTACGGCTCCTGGGAGAACTTTGAAGGCTTGGTATGGCCTGCCGCTGGTAGACTCCCCTGGCCCGAAGGGCATTCAGTTCAACCCCAAAAAGTTCCCAACTGGTGGAATAAGTACATCTTCTTTGATTGGGGTCACCGGAATCCTTCAGCGGCTATCTTTGTGGCAGTTGACGAACAGGGTACGGCTTGGATTTATGACTGCTATCACGCTACCGGAGAATGGGTGGATTATCACGCCGCCTCGCTGATAAAGAAAATGAAGGATGACTCCTTTGCCGGGATGTATGCCGATCCCTCAATGTTTAGCGAACGGGATTCTGAATATACCATAGCAAGGCAGTTTGAGGACTTGGGGATTTACTTTGAACCGGCCAACAATGATTTACAAGGCGGTATTGACCATGTAGGACGGATGTGGGAGCGGAATCAAATCAGGGTGTTTAATCTACCGGAGTTTGAGCCTTTCTGGGAGGAAGTGGAGAATTACCGTTGGTCAGAAATGAAAGTCCAAACTCAAAACGATCCTGAAAAGCCGATTAAGATGAAAGATCATTTCCCAGATTGTATACGATACATGGCAAATCATTTACTAACGGCTGAAAAGCCAAAACGTCCGGCAGCAACGCGGTACTTATTGAGCAATCGTTCAGTTTCGCCGGAGAAAGCATATATGGGCGTATGAGCGATCTAAAAGAAGCCCGAGAAAAAGACCACTACCTGCTCGATAACAGTGCTGAAGATTTCGAGAAAATGGAGCAGTGTTTCCGATATATCACTTACGAGCAGTGGGAACCCGGCTTGAAAAAAGAGTTGATAGATAAAAAGCGCCCGGCTCTTACGATTGATCTCACGTCCTCATTTGTGAACACTATGGGCGGGATAGAACGAGATTTTCGCAGCGGTCTTGAGGCTATGCCTATGGAGGGCGGGGATCAGGAAACAGCGGCTATTTGGACCTATATTTTAAAATATCTCAATCGGAATAAAAGAATTGAAAGAATGAGTTCCCGCGTGAACAAAGATGTAGTGGTGTGCGGGATTGGCTGGACAGACAATCATATTCGGTTGGGTGACGATTTCCTCAATGAGATTGACCCCCGTTGGGAGTCGCCCTTTAGAGTTCGGCGTGACCCTCAAGGATTGGACATAGATCAGTCAGATTGGAACCTGATGGCCCGTGACAGATGGATGACCGATCTTCAGATAAAAGACCGCTGGCCGGACGCGGATATTCGGGAACTTACAAAAGAGATGGATGCTGAGGCATTACGGGCGTTTATCATTGAAGATGATAAAGACTATTTCCAGAGCCAAACCTTCAGAGTTGAGGCGTTTTTGGACCACAAGAGATTGAAACGCCGGGTGTGGGAACTCTATGAGAGAGTCTATAAACGGGAGAAATTCGTTTATTCCACTGATACGGGTCAGGTACGTTCCCTTGAACAATTCTTGAAAGATCCCGAGACTCGACAAGCGTTCGATTTCGCCCAGGTCCAGAACCAACAGAGACTTGAGCCAAAGGACGCTCAGGAGTTGGTTGAATTTATGACCGCAGCGGGTGTTCCGGGAATGGGTGTGATTGAAAAGAGCACCAACAAAATTCACATGGGGATTTACACCACCGGGGCAACCTTACAGAAGATGGAAGTCCTGCCCTACAATCATGGTGAGTTCCCAATCATCCCCACATTTGGCTATATCGGCCACAGGCGCGACGGACGCCTCAGACCGCACGGAATAGTCCAGGGGTTAATGGACCCACAGGATGAAAAAAACAAGCGTAGAAGCCAAGCCTTGGACATTCTCAACCGTGCTAACAAGGGTGGTGGGTATTATCAGTTGGGCAAGGGCTTCACGATTGAAGATTTACAAGCAATGCAGACTTCCGGGACTTGGGTGGGGTTTCGCGGGAAATTTACTGATGTAATTCACGAGCGGGAGCAGAAGCATTTAGGAATCCTCAGTGACATCACTGCTTTGGAGCAGATGGGGGAAGCGGATATGGCGAAAGTTTCCGGGATGCCCGATCCGTTGCAGGGCAGAGCCACCAACTCTAAGGAAAGTGGTGTATTAGCTCAGACGCGGATTCAACAGGGATTGAAGGGTGTTACCGAGTTGATGGACAATATGGAAGCATCTCGTACAGCGCTCTACAAACAAGATTTATCTTACGTTCAACAGTATTTCACCAAAGACAAAGTTTCCCGAATTATCGGCAATGAAGATTTAAAGGTCGATCAAGCGGCCATAGAACAATTTCTACAGAATTTCCGCGCTCTGAAATATGACGTGGTTTTGAACCCGGAGGCAAGCCCGACAGCACGGCAATGGCAGTTTACAAAAGCCATGGAAATGCTACAGTTTGGCGTGCCTCCACAAATCATGCTCGAACCCATGCTTGAATTATCGGATTTTCCCGGTAAGGATAAGATTTTGGCTTCGATGCAACAACTGCAACCCCAGTTGGACACCTCGGCTTCCGGGCCTAAACAATAGACACCCCGGACTGAGCCCATAAGGAGAATGCCATGAGTGAAGTAGTAGAACCAGAAACTACACAACAACCTGAGCCCGTTGAACCGATACCCGATACCCAAGAGGGTTGGGAAAAACGAACAGACGAGGACCGTCAGAAGTTGTTGGAAGACGCGACGAATGAAGCCGATCCTACGGAAAACATAGAGCCGGAGACGGTCCCTGAAGAGGAGACACCCGAACCGACACCTCCCGTGAAAGCCGAAGAGGAAACGCCAGAACCGGCCCCTGTAGAGGAAACGCCGGAACCTCCCGCCGAACCCCCGAAACATAAGAGTATCGAGGAACTCCAAAAAGCGAATGAATCACTTGAGAAGAGACTTGGACAACAAGGAACGGAACTCGGACAGTTGCGACAAGAAATTGTCGCGCAGAAGCCCGAACCGGAAACCGTTGATCCCTATGCTGGGATTAAGACACCTGACGCATTTGTGGAAGGTGACATGGAGCGGTATACCCGAGAAGTTCAAGCCGTCTCAAGAACGGAAGCAGCAGAGATTGCTAAAACAACCACAACTGAAGTATTACAGGACTACGAAAATGCCCGGCCGGTTGCCGAGATGATAGCGAGTTTTCAAACCGCACATCCCGATTTAAGCCCGGCTCGAGTTCATGGCGTAGCCTTGTATGCTGATGAAGTGGCAAATGCAGCCGGTAAGTCTTGTTCGCTTGATGAAGCCTTCGATAAGATGTATCCGGGAACTGGTAATAATGGAAATCCACCCCCGGTGGAACCGGAAAAACCTCCCGTACAGCCAGCGCCACAAACGCTTGCTGATACACCTACGACAACGCCCCCGAGGACTAAACCGTCCCGTGATCCGTCACAAGCGGATTGGGATAAAAAGACTCCGGCGGAACGTGAAGCAGAGTTGAGGGATATTCCAACTCCACCGGAGGGACAATAATGGAGTAAAACATGGCACTCACAGCAATGACCAATGGGAGACGCCCTCTGGGTTGGGGAGAAGGCGGAGCAGCAAATGCGTTCCAAGTTCTCACCGCTCGTATTGATTGGCGGGACGTGACCTCCCACGCCGGAGGGGTATCAAGTAATGGTGTTTACCAGATATTTGATATTCCCGCCGGTGCGTTCATTACGAGGTGTTATTTTGTCGTAGAGGATTCTTGGACCTCAGACGGTTCGGCTACTATGCGGATCACCGAGTCCACGGGAACAAGTCTTACCATGATGCACGCAACGGATGGTGCAAAAGCCAACCTGACAGCAGGCTCGGTGATTAGTTCACCTACTGGCGATGGTTCAGACGTTCTCGCAAATGCAGCTACTCATGCCGACAATTTTGACACTTCAGCTCGAACCATAAACCTCACAACCGGAACAGCCGCATGGACAGCAGGCGTAGGCGTCTTGATTGTCGAATACGGTATTGTTCTACAATAAAGGAGGCTAGAAATGGCTCTTACAGCAATGAACAACGGGAGTAGACCCCTCGGTTGGGGCGAAGGCGGAGCAGCGAATATCTTTCAGACTCTCGTCGCTCGTATCAACTGGGCAGACATAGCAAGCCATACCGGAGGGGTATCAAGTGATGGTGTCTACCACATCTTTGATCTTCCGGCAGGCGCTTTCCTAACGAGGTGTTATCTTGTCATAGAGACTCTGTTTGTCGGTTCAACTGCTACAGTCGCAATTAACGAAAGCACGGGGACTAGTATGACCCTGCTTTCTGCAACCGATTTGGCAGATGGAACCCTGACAGCAGGATCAGTATTCGTTGCCCCCTCGGGGGACGGTTCTGATATTCTCTCCAACGTGGCGAGTCACGCTGACAACTTCGACACCTCAGTACGTACTATAACCTGGACTACCGGCACCGCAGCTTTCACGGCTGGTGAGGCTGTCCTTATCGTCGAATACGGCGTAATCCCACAATAAAGGAGGCTAGCAATGGCTGATACAACCTACACAGCGAACCTACTGGTTTCCAGGTGGGGACGCGAACTGTTCCGTGAAGCCGCTGACATGATCTATTTTAAGCGGTTCATGGGAAAAAGTGCAAACAACATAATCCAAACCAAGCACGAGTTGGACGGCAAAGAAGGTGACGATGTTACCTTCGGATTGCTGATGAAACTCTCGGGTTCGGGCGTCTCTGGCGACGGGACTCTGGAGGGCAATGAGGAATCAATGGTCACGTACAGTATGAATGTGACGATTGACCAAGAACGCAATGCCGTTCGCTCAAAAGGCCGCTTGCATGACCGGAGTCACTTCTTCAATTTTAGAAGTAACGCCCGTGACTTGTTAGCAATCTGGCTGGCGGAGAAGATTGACGGGGACATTTTCGATGTGCTCAAGGCTTCTCCCACCAGAGCACTAGGTGAGGATTCCGCCGGTACTTATCGCTTTGACGGGACTTACAAGTCCTCTCTGGCGTCTACCGACAAAATAACAACCAAGGGATTCAACATCCTGGAAAAGATCACAGTCGAGCCTTACAATTCAACAGAAGTTGAAATGCGGCCCGTTAAGGTGGATGGAAAGGATCATTTTGTTGTGATCATTTCCGCCGAAGCCCTGTACGATCTGAAACAGGATTCCACTTGGAATCAAGCCAACCGTGAAGCGCGGGACCGTGGGAAGGACAATCCCATTTTCCGTGGTTCAGATTATGTTTATGATAATCTGATCATTCATTCACATAAGAACATCGAGACGTTTACTGACGGCGGAGGTGATTCTGTGCGTGGCGCTCTGAACCTATGTCTTGGCGCTCAAGCCGGGGTTTTCGCCGTAGCAGACCGTATGCTATGGGATGAAAAGACCTTCGACTATGGCAACAAGCGTGGTGTAGCAGCCGGACAGATTTATGGTGTTAAAAAATCTAAGTATAACAGCGAAGACTTTGCGACTATCATATACTGCACGGCAACTACTCAGTTGGCGGCGTAAATAACGATCCGGGGGGCTCTTCGGAGCCCTCCGGTATCAAAGGAGAATTAAAATGGCTGAAATTACACGCCGGGCGTTCACACAGGAAAAACTGGTGACCCTCCTTGAAAAAACCGTTGGTAGGGCCTGGATTCCCGTTTCTCTATTCAATGATATAGGGAATGCAGAATTGGGTGCCATAGGGTCCAGTACGCCCGTCGGTATGCTCTTTGATCCAAGCACTGACGAACACATTGATACGGCATGGCTCGTACCAAAAGATTACGACGTTACCAAGGCAGCCTCCATTTATGTCTACTGGTCTTCAGCCGACACCAATGGAACTGACTGTACCTGGGACATCGACTACAGAGCTACCGCTGCTGGTGATGATATTGGAGTTGCCGTTACAAACATGACCGGGGGGGTAGATACAGACTCGTCTACGGCTGATGATTTGAATATCGGCCCGGCAATTTCACTTCCGGCCAATACTTTCGGCGCCGTGGGAGAAGTTCTGTTTATGAGCCTGTTCAGGGATGTTGACGCTTCGGATGATTTAGCGACAGACGCTACGTTCTACGGGATTAGAATAGACTACGAAACTTCTCCAAGTATCTCAACCACTGCCAGAGCCGAAGTTACTCCGCTGGGAATGGATCAAGGCAATGTGGTGAAACTGCTTGAAAGCCAAGTGGGGCAGATATGGGTTCCAGTATCAGGATTAAATGATATTGGGAATGCTACTCTGGTAGCGACAGGAAGTAGCACCCCCGTTGGGTTGACTTTCGACGCGTCTACCGACGAACACGCCGATGTTACCCTAAAGGTTCCAAAGGACATGGACGTAGGCAAAGCGATGAATGTCTATGTCTATTGGAGTTCCGTCAACACCACTGCCGCAAAGGGCGTAGTGTGGGATGCGGATTACACTGCTAGGGCCTTGGCAGAGGACATTGGAGTGACCGTAACAAATGTTTCGGCTGGAGCCGACATAGATTCGACTACCGCTGACGATTTGAACATATCACCGGCAATTATTATTCCGGCGGCTACTTTCGCTTCAACTGCTGAACTCTTGTTTCTGAGTATCTTCAGGGATGCGGGGGAATCTGCCGACAACGTAACCGACGTTGCCTCGTTGTATGGCATTCGCATTGATTACACTACCACACCGAGTATTTCACTTACCGTACCAGCAGACATAACACCGATTGGAATGCCTCAAGGTGATATGGTGACTCTGCTTTCAAAGTCAATGGGCGAAATCTGGTATCCGATTGGCAGTTTTAGTGATATTGGCGCTGGGACTCTAGCAGCAACGGGTGGTGTTAGGGCGGTTGGAATGACGTTTGACACCTCCGCTGATGAAGCGGTGGAGATAAACCTGGTTCTACCCAAAATAGTAGACATAACCCAGGCAATGACCCTGACGGTTTATTGGAGTTCCGCAGATACGGGAGCTGCCGAAACCCTTCAATTGGACGTTGACTATATTGCCAGCGCAGCGGCAGATGACGTAGGAGATACGGTTTCAAATGTAACGGCTGCATTAGACGTAAATCTCGCCGGGGTTGATGTTCTGCAAACAGCGGAAGTTATCACGATTCCGGCAGATGCGTTGGCGTCTAATACCGAAATGCTATGCGTGAGTCTGCGGAGAGATGTTTCCGCAGATGACCTTACAAGCGATGCTTCGGTTTACGGGGTCTTGTTGAATTATTCGGTAACCCCCTCTATTTCGGCTACTCTGTAATGGCAACACTCGCTGCAATAAGCGATAATGTCCGCAGGAGATTAGGTTTAGGACTGGGTAGCCACACGGTTACCCTCTCCTACGCCGATATAGCGGATCAAGACACCGTTACTGTTCACGGGATTGTTCTTACCTGTATTACGGGCGCTGCTGCTGTTGAGTTAGCACAATTCAAAAAGGAAACCAACGCTACTGCTACCAGTGACAATCTTGAGGACTTGATAGATGCTATTTTCGATTCAACTACGAGAGTTTCGGCTTCGTCGAGTTCAGGAGTAACTACTATAACGGGGGCTCGTTCAGTTGTGACCTCAAACACAACGGGTTTCGTCATCTCCTCCTCGACCACCCAGGATGAACCCCCGTTCACTTCTGATATTGATCAGTGGATACTTGACGGTCAATTATGGCTGGCGAATATGGTGGTAGATGAAGCTCTCTCGTTGGGGGATACGGGGTTGTCAAAAGTGACCTCGTTTGCCGATAGTAGTGGTACATCTACTGAAATAGCGTGGCCCTCGGACTTCATGCGCTCATTCATGGTCACTGCTAAGATTGGGTCAGATGCAGATTTGTACCGCCTCACCCGGGTTACCCTGGATGAATTATTTGAAATCCGGCACGACAGACACGATCTATGGAAGGTTGATGCTTCGGATAAGGCGGCGAAGTATTATGCCACGGCTGAAGGGAAATGTTACTTCTCAGCCGCTCCCGTTACTGGGTCGGACAAGGCCAAGGTTTACTACATTCAAGAGCCGCAAACCACCAAGGGTACCGAATGTGACCTTCCTGACGGCCTAGAGCCTCTTTTGGAGGACTACGCGGTTATCAAGGCTTACGAGCAAAAACAGCGTTACGATATGGCCCAGGCGCTTTTAGGGACGCTTACACTTTCAATTCAGGTCATAAACACGCGGTACGCTTCGTCTGCCGCGAGAAAACGAAGGAGG